TACTAAAGATGTAGATCTGGTATTTCTATCTGAGAATACTCTTCCTTCTACAGGAAGTTTACATCCATATAGCGAAGTCTCTCCTTTAAATTGAAAGGGGAGTCTTCCGGGTTTATCTCTATTAATCCCCAAGTAAATAGGATTGACATTATCATCCATAGTGGTTTGCCACATAGCAGGTACATTAGGACCTATTTTAACACCACCCCATGTTTCATTAATCCAAATCCATTCAATATGCTCCCCTTGTAGTAATGTATCCTTAGACTTATTTTTAAAAATGGAAGTATCATAAACAGCTTTTTCTGTTATTTTAAAAGTTTCGTCAATTATCTCTTGAGTTACTTCTCCATCAAATTCTATTTTTGTTAAGTGTCCAACTTTACGTTGTGTCTTCCAATAGATTGTTGAAACACGCATTAAGTTTCCATCACCCCATTGCTCTAAGTCTTCACTTTGAGAAAGTATCTGTGTAAGTATGTCTCCCCCACGTGCAGGATCAGCCATATAGTTACTTGCATATTGTCTATATGCTAAACCCGGCATGTTTGTATTCCATTCGTGAGATCTAGTAGCGTCATAATAAGAGCCATCATTTTGATAACCGTTTACTTGATATTGAGCTGAACGTGCTGGATATATTCTTTGTAATGATGAAAGTTGTCTTTCATCCATTAGGTAACCATACTTATCCACCACATCAGATACAGTCATTAAATCTACCTTACCTACATAGTTTGAATCAGCTATATATCTTTGATCTGGAGATTTTTGATAAAATGTTAATACGGGATTCCATAACTCTACATCATAATCATCTTCCAACATGCGGAAATGCCAAAACTCTCTATCAGCAATAAGCATATCTCTAAAACCTCTTTCCTCAAGCTCTTGCATTTTAAATCTTTCCTCATCTACATTTAATTGATGAGTTGCCCATTCTTCTACACTACTTCTATAAGATTTACTAAAGTAGTCTTCTATTTCAGGAAGGGTTTTTAAATTATCTGGTGATAATTGTTGTTGTGCTTCTTCTGAGCCAGGATCCATTCCTGCTTCAATCATTTTTCCAACTAGATTTCTTTCTGCATCAGCTAATAAAGCCTCTTCTATTTCAGATTTTTTTAGCTCAAGCATTTCGTTGTATGACTTGTCATCAACAGCTCTAAATTGTACTTTGTTATATCTTTTGGTAAACTCTCCGCTTAATACATTAATAACATTTGGTACAATAGGATAAAATTTAAGTTCTAACGCAGAATCATTTTCCTTTGTCAAAACATCCATCATCTCTTTATAATCATTATCTTCCTCAACAATGTAATCTGACTTATCAATAATACCTTTAGCTAACTTATAATTTTTTAAAAGTCTCCTGGCATTAGTCCTTAAAAACTCCACACCCTGTAATTCTAACCAATCTAAATTCCATGCTGCCCAATCATCAGTTTTTTCTGAGTATGGTAAAAACTGTACTGGTTGAGTTAAACTAGAATACGTGGGGCCTGACTCAGCCTTAGCACCATTTTTTAACTGCATTGCATTTAATACTCTCATTCCGTATTTATTTAATTAGGTCTATTTATAATTTTTAAATCCAGACCTTCTGGGTCTATTACTATTAGGCTTAGATGATCGTCCAATATTTTTAAACGGACTATACTTTAATTTACCCATTTTTTCTGAATTTACCAAAGATTTACCCTCTGATTCGCGTCTTTTTGAATAACCCCTGTTTGATTGTTGTATTTTTGCAAAAGCAACCAGTGCACCAAATGCCACCAATCTGTCTACGTTTAGCCCTGGATAATATGCTAACATTTCCTTTATAAGCATGGGATCTGGGATTCTTTCCACACCTAAAGTTTGTGAAGTTACAACACCATTAATGTCGGTTTCTTCATCAATTACTTCTCTTAAAAATTCTATGGCATAAGAAATTAAATGACTTTTAAAAAGTGTACCTGTATTTTTCCAACCATATTCTTGATAAACAGTTTGATTAGCACCTAAATCTTTTAGAAATAAAATCTGTTGTTTAGGAACTAAATATTTTTGTTTTTTTCTTGCTATCATATGTTGGATAAATAATGAAATATTATTCTCCACTATTGTCCATGCATTATACCACTCTATAATTAATTCTAATCTTTCATGTGTTTTATTGATATCATCAAATCTACCACACCAAGCCGCTACCACTTTATCTTTTTCTAAAAATTGTTCAACATCACCTGCTTCCGTAGTTCTGGTTACCTCCGTTGCATTCTTATATACAAAGATGCTACATAAGGAATCTGATGTAGTAGTCTTTCCTTCTGATACGGGGTCAATAGATGCATAGTATGCTCCAAATCCAGGTGATGGGATTGGTCTTTCCCAAACTACTATTGTTCCTGTTTTATCTATTTGTTTTTTATTAACTGGAAATTGAGATATTGGTAACTTATTAGTTCTTTTAGCTGATATACCTTTCTCATCTCTATCTAATTCAATAAGTTCATAAGGATATTCTTTTTCTTCAATTCTTTTTTGTTGTCTAGTTAACACTCCTTGTGGAAATATAGATGCTTTTCTATATGCAAAAGCCTCTGCTATATTCATTGGTTTTTGAGAAATTCTTAATTGAAATTGCTCACCATTTAACTCATTTTTCCAACGTGACCTTTCGTCAATAATTGCTTCTATAGCTTCTTCTACTAATGAATTGCCGTATTTATCAATATAAGGGGGCATAGACCACTGTTCAGGTATAAATAGTCCTGCCATACTAATAGCACCGTCAGCATCCATCAGGTTTGTTTCTACAGCGTATATATCATTTGCTTTAGGATTTAAGATCATTTCTTTCAATGGATTGCATTGTTGCAAGTCTCCCACTGATCCTGCTGCTATAAACATACCTGTAGTCATCATACCGGATGACATGGCGGGACGTAAATACTCATATGTATCTGACATCTTGGGTGCAATACCCGCTTCCTCATGAAAGAATATTGTACATGGCCCACCTACACCTGTTGTTGCATTTTTCTCAAATGATCCCCCTTGTATTTTAGATTTTAATCCTCTTGCCGTTTTTCTATTTCCTATCTTTACTTCAATCTGTTGTTGCCATAGCAACACTTTTTCAGGATTGCTAGGTCTATACCAAGCAGTGTGTTCATTAAGAAAGGTTTTATATTCATCTAGGAATTTCCATGATCCTTTATCATTAATAAAATCTTTTAATGAAGCGCCAATTTTACATATACTACCTTCTTCAAACCAATAGGTATTTATAATTTTACCCATATGAAAATAAGAAGATGCTATTTGACGTTTTTTTAATATAGCAGCATGTTGATTATTTAGTTCTGCCAGCATTTCATATAGAGCCATATGATATTGTGCATCTCTTACTTTTGCAAAACCATATTTTTTTTCTTCTTTATCAAAGATTGGTAAAAAATTTAACCACATATAATAATCTCTAGTTAAGAAAAAACTTTTTCCCCCTCCTTTATATATCACACCTTCTCTACACTTATTCTTTTGGTCTTCCCAGTAATTGGTGAAGTCTTTGGATCTAAAAGGTTTATTACAATAAAAACCTTGCTCATTAAATGCTTTGGCTTCTGTATTAAATTCAAAAGACATTTCATTAAAACCATAGAGTCCTGGCTCACTGAATATACTTAATATATATTCAATAAACGCAGGCTCATCTATGAATTCAGTAGTTCCCCATTTACCATTATGATATGTGGGAATAATTTTATACATCCACTAAGATTGCAAATACATCACCCTCTTGAATAAGCAGATGATCTTCTCCATCATGTTGCATTGTGGTTGGTAAACAATGTTCGGTGTATTGTACAACATCACCCACTTTAATTTCTTCTACGGATTTACCTATCCCCACAACGGTGCCTTTATATTCTTTCTTTTGTGCTATTTCAGGTAGATATAAACCTGAAGCAGTTTTAGTTTCAGCTTTTTTTTGTTTGATCAGCAGTTTTTTTCCCACCGGTATTACTTGTTGTTTCATCATCTTTTGGTTTTGTTTTGTTTAAAAATGTTGGTTCATCCCAATAGCAAAAATGCCATCCACTCTTTGTTT